AGTGATTCTCTTCTAGCAAACTGTGCTGTAATAGATAAATCTAATCCACTATTCTCAACATTAACATCTATGTTACTATTATTAAACATAGATCTTAAAAGATAACAAAGATGTGACATATCATCATCAGAATCATCTTCATCCTCACCTTTATATTCATCTTCTCTTGAATAATCGTAATCGTCTTCATAATCATATCCATCGATATCATCAAAACCCTCACGTTCAAATAATTGGTTAAATTTTTTAAGTTTCATTATAGTAAATCTATTTTTATGTATTCTGCGTCAAAATATACTTTCTGACTTACTTTGTGTTTATTTAATAAGAATTGTAATGTTGTTAAAGCCTCATATGTCTCATCAATATAACCTTCTTCTAAATCACATTGAATAAATGTAGTAGCTCTATCAGAGGCTATTTTAACATCAATTCCAAATGGTGTAGCTTTTATATCATTAATTAATTTACCATATTTTCTAATAATTTCTTCATCAATACCTACTTTTCTAACTGTTGGTAGTGAATCCCAATTAACTTGAACACTAGCCTTAGCAAGTCTTTCAAGGAAATTAATATTCTGTCTTTCTTTACCGGTATGTTCACTATAATAACCAACCGAAATGTTAGTACATTCAGCAATTTGTTCTAAAAATGAAGCAGAATCTGTGTATATACCTGTAGGATCCAATGATAAATTAAGACCATTTGCATTATATTGTTTAGCTAAAGCAGTTCCAAATTCATCAGAACAACAAGTTCTACCTAATTGAGAAGTAATAACCGAACAAACATCTCTTCTATCAAAGGAAACACATCTCTTAATATTCTTAACATATTCAACTTTTTCATAAACAGAAGATAATAGTCCAGAACCAATACCACCTCTTTCTTCTCCCATAAAGAAATAATAAAGACCTGGTACATTATGAGCCATCATATATAACATAACAGCAACACCTGATTTATCATCAGCACCTAAAATAGTAGAGCCATCTGTATAAATAATCTCATCACCTTTCTCATCTTTCTTAGAAAGAAGTTTAGTAATACCTTGTTTTCTATCAGCTGTATCTAAGTGAGATGTAAACATTGTTGTTGGATTCTCACCAATAATCTTATAATAGTTACCTACAATATCTTTATCTAATTTAGGCATAAAAGCCATTACTTCTTCTTCATGTCCGTGAGGATATGTCTTAGTAACTAATGAAATAAATGTACTTCTAACGTCTTTAGGATTGTAATTAAAAGGTTCCGGTGTGATTTTATTAACAGCAATACTTTCAATTGAACCACCACCAGCTAATATATCATATTGTTCAATAAAATCTTGTATATCAGCAGTTTGAAAATAGTTCTTAAAGTAAAATTTTAGAAAGTTTTCTATCTTCATAGGGTGAACTTTACCATCAACAACACCATTAATTGTAGATGTGACATCTAAACAAGATTTTGTTTTAGATATATTAACATCACTAATTCCTAGACCATTGTGATATTTAGAATTAGGCTCGTTTAGCCAAAGCATTTCAAATGCTATATAACTATTTTCATCCTCTAAAACTCTTAATAAATCGTGAAGTTCTTGAGAAAATTTAATTCTTACAGGTTCTTTAGTATCTGCCATTTTTTAATTTATTTTATATGTTATTATATATTAAATATTAAACTACAATTTGATATGAATTTGTATAATCTACTTTCACTTGACCATCATTCATACCTGATTCTTTCTTAACAAATCTACTTTGGCAATAAACAACAGTTACTTTATCATCTTTAGAAGCTTTACTATTCTTTTTAGCCAATTGAGCGGCTAATTTAATAACAGTTTCTGTAGGTAAATTCTCTCTAACACGAATAACAACGTGACTACCAGGAATACCTTTAACATGCATCCAAATATCTTCTTTATCAGCAACATTAAAAGTTAGATGATCATTAGATTTAGCATCCTTCCCAACATAAACAACAAATCCTTCTATTTCTAATTTTTGAATATTAGGAAATTTGTCTTTTTTAGATTCATTAAACGAATTAAAATTCTTTATCATACTGTATATATTAATTAGAAATTGTTTAAAAAGAAAAAAGACCCATAAAGGGTCTTTTTTCAATATTTGCAATATTACTATTGATTAGTTTAATAACTGATCATCATCAGTAACTACAATAGTCATGTATTGTTTTTGTGGGAACCAACCAACTTCAGTTACAGCATATCTTGAACGTAACAACATTCTTGGAGCGAATGTAGCTTCAGAGATAACTGAGATAGACTGAGCCATTAAGTAAGGTACGAAAATGATACCTGGTTGGTCAGGGTTGTTCTTACGACCTAATACGATTCTGTTATCGTTATATCTCATATATGGATCTACATAGATAGAGATGTCTCCGATTGAACCTACAGGGTATAATTGACCTTGTCCGTTTAATTTAGATTTAACTGGGTTAATTGTGTAACCAGCGATATCTTGAAGTGCTGCAGCTAAACCTCCGTTTGTGATAAGGTATTGAGCAGGACCAACACGACCTTCAGTAGCAATAAAGTTAGAAGCGTGAGCAATCTTAGTGATTAACTTACGTTGTACAGCGTGAGTTGTTTCACCACCTACATTACCAGCATAGTTAGTATTTAAGTCAAAGATAGAAACACTTGATCCATTTACTGGAGCAGATGTTCTGTTAAGATCACCTAGTTCGAAAATCTTAGAAACAATTTGTTTAGAGATTGTTTGAGATAATTCGTTTACAAGGATAGATTCCATTTTTTGAACGATATCCATACCTGTGTTAGCTTTGATATCTTCGATTTCAGTTCTTCTAAGAGCTGAAGATACTTCGATAGTACCAACTGCAACAGTTTTAGAAGAAATTTTTGGTCCGATAACACCAGCATATGATTGGTCATCAGAAAGACGACCCATTGGATAAGCACCAGATGCCATTCCAGAAGCAGCAGCTGTCCAGTTTGCAGAGAAACCTGGGATATGATCTTCTAAAGCCGATACTAAAGTAATAACCGGATTAGTAACGTTGATACCAGAAATTCTAGCAATTCTTGAAATCATTGTACCAGTTTGAGGGAAAGTATTTGCTGTAGCATCCCAAAAGTTAGGAGTAGCAAAGTTACCTGAAGTATTAGCTTGTCTGTAAGCTCTGAACATTGGGAAACCATCGATACGAGAGAATCCTAAGAATTCAACGATATCTGTTTTAGATGAAGGTTCAGTTGTACTTTTGAAAGCACCTGATGCAGTAAGACCGTAGAATACTCTACCACCTGATAAACCACCAGTAGTTTGGTTGATGCTATATCCTGATAAGTCAGTAGCAATTTGTGCTTCAATAGCTGTAATATTATCAGCTGATAATTTGAAAACTTGAGGTCTTTCAGTTGTTGATGAATCGATATCATCATATTGGAAATCAATATAAAGTAAATCGATTTTTGGACCTGGAGTTGGTTTAACAGCTACTAAATCTAAACCGATTGTTTGAGCAGCAATTTTCATTGCAACTGGTAATAAGTTTTGACCTACGTCTCCTGAACCAGCTACACCACCACCGTTACTCCAAAGAGAACCGTTAGTTGTACCAGCAAGGTTGTTAGCACCGATTACTGGGTTCAATACTGCGCCCATACCTGCTACGTTTGATGCGTTTACATACGCATTTTCATTGATTGAGTGATACTCAGCCATTTCTGACATCCATTCAACTCTATCTTCAGCTACGCCCATGTTCTCTAAAACTGGAGACCATTTCTTAACTGCTTTTGATTTGTCTATTCTAATGTGTGACATAATTTTGTTAATTTTTTTTTGTGTTTATCTATATATTACCCTTCGAAATTTCAATAATTTCAAGTGTGGATTTTTTATAGATTAAATGTTTTTGAATCTTTCCATAATTGCAGTAACGTCATTATCAGAAAGTTTATCTTCTTGTATTAAACTTTCATGAGCTACTAACTTTTTAGTTACAGACTCGTTTGTTTTAAGCTTTCTAGTTAACCAGAAATGCTCAATTTGTGATTCAGTCATTAAAACTTCAGCAGGGTAAAGTCTAGCTTGTGATAAGATAGATTTTTTAGCTGATTCGTTCATTTGACTCCAGATAGCCTTAGTGTTTTCAGGCATTAATCTGATAACTCTTTCTTCAAGAGATTCATTCTTTGATGATAGCGCTTCTGCGATTAGGCTTAACACATCTTTAGATGTGAAGTAATTTCTTTCGCTTATGTGAAATTTAACAGCCTCTTGGTCTTCATCAGACAAAGCGTAGTAGCTATCTACTTGTGACTTGTTTAAGAATTTTAAGAAATTCAAGTCAGTTGATTCAGAAACTTTACGTTTTTTAGCTTCTTCTATTAATTTGTCGATTGACTCAGATAATTCAGAATCACTGTTACCAGTTACTTCATAATCATGAGCTTCTTCTTCATTTTCTTCTTCAGTAGCAGATGGACCGCAGTCTTCATCTTCTTCTTTATTATATGCTTCTTCTTCGTGAGCTGGAGCAATACCATTGTATGCTTCTTCTTCGTTTTCTTCTTCAGAATTATAAGCTTCTTCTTCCTCTTCCATATTTTCAAAACCAGCGGCTTGTAATGAAGGGAAAGCTTCTTCGTTTTCATTCATTGATTCGTTTAATTTACCAGAATTTAATTTTTCAACAATCATTCCTTGGTAGTTAATTGATTTATCAAGATTTTCAGCAATGTATTCAGAGTAAGCAATATTATCATCTAAATGTTCAGCAATGTATTCAGAGTAAGCGATGTTACCTTCAACGTGTTCAGCTAAGTATTCAGAATAAGCAATTGAGTTATCAACATGCTCAGCAATGTATTCAGAGTAAGCAATGTTTTTATCTAAGTTTTCAGCGATGTATTCTGAATAAGCAATATTCTTATCAAGATTTTCAGCTAAGTACTCAGAGTACTCGATATTTTTATCTAAGTTTTCAGCTAAATATTCAGAGTAAGAAATATTCTTATCTAAATTCTCAGCGATGTACTCAGCATAAGAAATGTTTTTGTCTAAGTTTTCAGCTAAATATTCTGAATACTCGATATTTTTGTCTAAGTTTTCAGCTAAATATTCAGAGTAGTTAACAGCTTTTTCTAAATTTTCAGCTAAATAGTCATTGTGTTTAATAAGTTTGTCAGTAGTTTCCTTTAAAGACTTGTTTTCATTAACCATAATTTGAACTTTTTCAGCCAAATAATCTAAATACTTAACAACTTGAGCATTAGTTGAATTTAACTCTTCATAGTACTCTAAAAGTTGCTCCATTTTCTTAGGAGATAAGTTACCTTTAGTAAGAGCACCTTTAACTTCTTTCTGTGTAGAAGCTAATTCTTTAACTAAATATTGAGAATACTCAGTTAACTGTTGCTTTGTTACAAATTCATTTTTGTTCATATCAAATAGTTGATTTATTTTGGACTCATCGGACATTTCATATATCCTAAAGTTAGAGTTTTCATTATATCCCAATGATTCGTTGATATTCTTAACCGACATTTTAGCAGAAGCAAAACCCGGATCAGCAACGATATCATATGTAAATAATTTTTTCAATGAAACAGTACCATCTGATTCAGTGATACCAGCCGCTCTTGAAGAAACGAAAACAGGACATCCGTCATCAACTAATGCCTTTGCTTCTTTACCCCAATAAGTGTTTAGTAATCTAATTTCACCATTAACTAAATTTGATTCTTTTACATAATTAGCTTTTGTGATAATGTGTGATGCTCTTGAAAGAGATGTGTCGAAAACATCTGGGTGATCAAACTCACCGTAAACAACGCCTAAACTGCTCATTCTTTCATTTAATTCATCTAAAGCTGGAAGAAATTTATCAGCAGTGTAAATTCTCTCATTACGGTTTTTAACACCAAATTCTGTGAAAGTACCACCTAAAATATAATCCTTCTTAGTAGAACCATTATTCTCTCTAATAAGAGAGTTTTGTGAATTTTCTATAATTAATACTGGTTTCATTTAAGTTTATTATTTTTTAAAATATAGTGTATATATAATCGATATAAAACCGCCTTTTTTTCAACGTGGATTGTTTATAGTAGCGTGGGGTTTCAAACCGGCTATAACATGTATAAAATCATGGAGGAGAGAGGCAAAAATTAATAAATAAAAGAAATTGAGCGGTTTTTTATGATCCTTACAAGAGAGATAGAGATAAAAATTAATGAGTCAAATTATCAGTATTATGATGATTTAGGATATGATGTAGCAATTGGGGAAATTATTAAAATACCGATTGAATTAATGTCAAAAGGATCACATTATAAAATAAAATGCAAATGTGATGGATGTGGTATTGAAAAAGAAGTAATATTCAAAAACTATGTTAAATATGATAACAATTTTGGTGAATACTATTGTAGAAAATGTTCCGAATCTAAAAGAAAAGAAACTTTAAGAAAAAACTTTGGAGTTGACTACCCAATACAGAATAAGAAGGTACTCAGTAAGATGAAAAAAACACTTATTGATAAGTACGGTGTAGATAATATATCAAAAAGAGATAAACAAAATGAGATTTCTTAAATAGAATACTCATATATGATAGAATTAAAAGAAGGTGATGTTTACGAAGGACAAATTGAGTTCTCAACAAACGGTAACGCATCATTAGTAGTGGAAGACAAGGAAGTCTTTATCTACAAGAAAAACACAGCTAACTCTCTACACTTAGATAAAGTAAAAGTTCAAATATTCAAAGCTGAAAGAAAATTAGAAGGAAAAGTCATTGAAGTTATTTCAAGATTTAAGACAGAATATGTTGGTCGAGTACAAATAGGAAAGAAAACAATATTTGTTGTTCCAGACAGCAATAAAATACCAGTGGACTTTTATATTAAAGGTGGACTAAAAGCTGAACACAACCAAAAGGTTGTAGTTGAATTAATAAAGTGGGAAGAATCTAAATCTCCACAAGGAAAAATCACAAGAGTTTTAGGAGATTCTGGAGATAATAATACAGAAATGAACTCAATTATGATTGAGTATGGTTTACCTATTGAATTTCCTCAAGATGTTATCAATGAATCTTTCTTAGTACCTGAAGTTATTACAGAAAAAGAAATTAAATCTCGTAAAGATATGAGAAGTGTCACTACTTTAACAATCGACCCTGTTGATGCTAAAGATTTTGATGATGCCCTTTCAGTTAATATTATCAGTGATAATAAAATTGAAGTAGGAGTTCACATTGCCGACGTAGGACACTATGTTAAACCAGGAACTAAATTAGATGATGAAGCTTTCAAAAGAGCCACATCGGTATATTTAGTTGACAGATGCGTACCAATGTTACCAGAACGTTTAAGTAATGGTATATGCTCATTGAAACCACATGAAGATAGATTAGCTTTTTCTGTTATCTTTACTTTAGATAATGAAGGTAACATCTTAAATACTTGGCAAGGTAAAACTGTTATTCACTCAGATAGAAGATATGCTTATGAAGAAGCTCAAGAAATCATCGAAGGTAATGATGGTGACTATTCAACTGAAATCAGATTACTTGATACTTTAGCTAGAAAGATTAGAAAGAAAAGAATCAAAGAAGGATCTATTGAAATGGGTGGCATTGAAGTAAGATTCAAATTAGCCGAAGATAATAAGAAACCAATTGGTGTTTATTTCAAAGAACAAAAAGAAGCTAACAAGTTAATTGAAGAGTTTATGTTACTGGCTAACAAGTCAGTTGCTAAAACTTTATCAGAGGCTAGTTGGGCAAATGTATATAGAGTTCATGATACTCCAAATATGGAGAAACTAAATGCTTTAGTTGGCGTTTGTAAAACATTTGGATATGATATAGAAATATATGATGATTCAGCTGAAATTAAAAAGACTCTAAATGGATTATTAAAAGAGATTAAAGAAACTCCTGAAGAAAATATGATTGAGACGTTAGTTACTAGATGTATGTCTAAGGCAACTTATACAATTAAGAACATAGGTCACTATGGTTTAGGATTTACTCACTATTCTCACTTTACTTCACCAATCAGAAGATATCCTGATTTAATCACACATAGAATTCTATTAGACTTCTTAGATAGGAAATCTCAAGGTAACCCTGGTAAGATTGAAGAACAAGCTAAATGGTGTTCTGCTAGAGAATTGGTTGCTGCTAAAGCTCAAAGAGATTCAATTAAATACAAACAAGCCGAATATCTTTTAGATAAGATTGGAAAAGTATTTGATGGTATTGTTTCAGGTGTAACTGATTGGGGTATGTATGTTGAATTGATTGAAAGCAAATGCGAAGGAATGGTTAGATATCAATCTCTTGAAGGAAAATGGTCAGTTGATACAACCAACTATACAGTATCTAATGAGATGGGTGATAAAATCAGATTAGGTGATCCTCTTAAAGTTGTAGTTAAGTCAGTAGACTTAGAAAGAAAACAAATAGATTTTACTTTATTGTAAATGGATGGGCATAGTGTAACAAAATCTTTTAATATTGAATTAGATAATAATACCTTGGAACAATACGAGAAATTATTATCTAATTTTAATAATTGGTCTCAATATAAAAGAGAGATTAAACTAAACTCTGTTTTAGAAGATAAAAAGATTGAGTTTACTTTAGATATATCAGGACACGCACACGGTGTTATGTATGTAAATGTTTTAGATGAAGACTGGTATGAAATTGATATTCTTAAAAAAGCATCGGCCGCTATAAAGTTTATGAAGTTTATACTCAAAGGTAATAATGTTTTAGAATTAGAAATAACAATTAAAACAATGACTACTGAATGGGGTAAGATTATCAGAGACTTAATTGAATCAGGAGTTGAACTAGAACTAAGACAAAACATAGTAGATAACCAAGTCAAATCCTTCTACTTTATTTATCCAAAAATGACAGCATAAAAAAACCTCTCAAATTTGAGAGGTTTTCTTTTTTATAGTAAGTTTTAGAATTCAAATTCTCCACCACCTTCAGCACCACCTTCAGCAGGAGGAGTTTCAGGAGCGGCTTGAGCTTCTGGAGCGGCTTGAGCTTCTGGAGCGGCTTCGCCACCTTCAGCAGGAGCAGCTTCACCACCTTCAGCAGGTGCGGCACCCTCAGCACCACCAGCGGCAACACCAGCAGCATCTTTAGCCCAATATTTTTGATTCTCAGCTTTTTCTTCTGGAGTCAATTTAAATACATTATCAATTAAGTACTCAATATGGAAGTAAGGTTTTTCACCATTCATAACACCAACTAAAGTACCAAATATTTCGGCTTTCTTAGCCAAGTTATTTAATTTTTTCCACTCTTCAAATACTTGATTAGAGTTAAAGTTAATATCAATTTGATTTACTAAAACCTCATCATCTTTTAACTCAGGAAATTCAATTAACATTTGTAATTTCAAAGGTTTAACGATAAGTTCTTTAAAGTTAGCTCTTAATCTATTAATAAAGTTGTAGAATTTAATCTCATCTCTCGTCATATCAGCCGAGTCATTAATTAAGTTACCACCACCATTTTCTTTATCAAAACGTTGGAAAGGAATCTTAGAAGCTCTTTTCAAAGCATTGTAGAACCAAGTCAACATATCTGACTCATTTAAGTTATGTCCTTCAGGTGAAACTAATTCCATAGCTGGTGTACCAGCATCTCCTTCAGGGAACCAAATTTGTTTATTATAAGGTAAGTGTTTAGCCCCATTGATAGTTAATGTACCTAATGAATCATCCCATTCAACTTCTTCTGAATAGTCATTGATTAATTGACCGATTTGTTCTTCAGCTCTTTGTCTTGATAAACCTTTAATAGGAATAGTAAACTTTTGATAAACTGTAGCATTAATAATGTTAAACATTACTCTTGTTTGCTCAAGAATCTTTAACTGATTATAAGGTTTAATTAAACCTTCTACATAAGATGTTTCTGAGTAATCATTTTGAGTTGAATAAGAAATATAAACTAACTGAGAGTCTAAGAATATTCTTCTTAATTGAGGATCTTCAGGAAACTGAATCCACAAGTGACCAATAGTTGGTTCAAATGCTGGAACTAAAGTATCTGGTCTTAATCTATTGAAACCAATAATATTCTTTTTCTTATCATCATAGATAATTTCTAAAGCTATATATCCATCAATAAGGAAATCTTTCATCATATTCCAGGCTGTGATACTATCAGAGAATCCAAACTTGTTATAAATCTTTTCAAAATACTCTTGATATTTATCTTTAATCTCTTGTGAATAATCATTACCTAATGGCTTAGGTGAACAGAAATCTCTTTCATCATTATAAACAATACTTTCATCTGCTAACGAACTAACAAAATCTCTAATCTCATCTTTGATTGAGTACTCTCTTAGAATTCTTCTTTTATCAGCATATGCTTTATCTAAGTAAGGAATTGATTTTCTATTTAATACAGAAGCTACAGCTCTTTGAGAGAAGAAGTCATACATTGAATTTCCTCTAGCCGCAAATGGATCTTCGTTGATACCAATACCAACTTGATTTCTAACTATCATATCATCATAGTTCATACCATAAGATGATAAACCTCTTAAAATTCTATTAAAAAGTCCTTTATTTTCAACAGCACTGTTGGTATAAGTGAAATTTGATTGACCTGATCCGGCGCTAAATTGATTATAAGATGCCATTTATTTTAAAATAAGTATTTCGTTTATATATTAAATTTTTAATCTTCCTCCAAGACACTATTAAAAAAGAAAACCTACATTTTATTGTAGGTTTCACTTGAAGTATTATACATAAAACGTTCTCAGAACAGGTTTCAAGTCTTCTGGACTTAAACCATGGTCTAATAAAAATGATTGTAAATCATCTTGTGATTCACATAGCTTAACTATCATTTTTTGAAAATTCAAAACAGATTTTCTATCTAAAAATTTATTACCTTCCATCCAAGTTATATCTCCTGTAGGGGAAACAGATGAAGTTACTTTATGTGTATTATTACCTGATTGAAATACAGAATTCATAATCCATCCACTACCTGACTTAAATATATCTAAGCTAGTGAATTTAGCATCAGGAAATGGTCTAACACCACCAACTAGAATACCAAAAGTCATACTATCAATTGCCTTTCTAGACATATCAACAGCGTGAGCTTTAATGTCTTTAGCTCTATCAGTTTGTCCGTAAGCGGCTAACTTATCAGCAGCACTCATATATGTAGAATAATCAAGTTCTTCAAATTTTCTTAAATGTTTCATTTAGAATTATAATTTTTATAGTGTATATATTATTTATTTACCACCATATTTTTTCGCACTATTTTGTATTCTTTTAATATGGTCTTTAAGTAAAACATACTTTTCATTAATCTGACCTCTCACGTCATAAAAGTCATCTATCATAGACTTCATTATCTCTTGATTTCGTTTACTCTTATCACCTATTTTAGCACTCCATATAGAAAACAACTTACCCGGATCATATTTATTCTTAGGATGTGCCGAAATTAAAAATCTTGGTACCGTTTCTACACTTATTTTATGAACAAATTTTATTTGTATAGCATTATACTCAACCAAAGCATATTCAAAACCATATTTAATTAACTCCGCATACATACCTTCATAATCAACTTTTAATAGTCTATTCTTTTCAAAATCTTCTTCTATCATAAAGCTATCAAATAAAAAGGCTCTAACTTCTAAAGGAATAAAATTAAAATTAACACCAAAGATTATTATTTGATTTGATATTTTTTTAAAATTAGTAACAAATACAGGCGAATACATCATCCAATTAGAGTCATCTAAATAGTGAAAGTGGTAAAATCCACCAGGTAGAATACTACTAACATCAACTGAAGTTACTTTATCATCAGATTTTTGATATTTTTCATAAAAATATAGTGAGTTGTTTTTGAAATTATCAGCTAAGCCATCACCATCAACCAACATTCTCAATCCTATTCTATCTACTAATTCTCCCATGGAAATCTGTTTTCTTTTATATATAAAATAAACTAATCCAAGGTATGTTAAATTCAAAACCAAATAACGCCAACTATAATCAAGGTAACTATATACCGAAATACAAAGACAAAGTAATTAAATTAAACACTCAAGGTGGTGTTTATTATAGAAGTTCTTGGGAAAAGAAGATAATGACTTGGTTAGATAATAACAAAACTATCACTAAATGGGGTGCTGAGTGTATGAGAATACCTTATCAAATGACTCACTTTGATAATGGTGATACTAAAGTAAAAGAACATTGTTATTATCCTGACTTCTATTATGAGATGAGAAACTCTGAAGGAGTACTTAAACAAGTCGTTGTAGAGGTTAAACCTTTCAAAGAGTATAAGATGGTTCAAGACTTAAATGAAGGCAATCTGGTCGTTCCTGAGAATGGAATGAAGAAGTTAAAAAACTTTGAGTATGATCTTAAAATGGCTTATAAGAATAAGAACAAATGGGAGACTATGATTAACTGGTGTAATAAGAAAGGCTATGAATTTATTATCATAACAGAGCAACACTTAAAGAAGTTTAACCTTTAATTTTATAAATCAATATTATAAGTATAAAGATAAAAGATATACTTGGTAAAATATTAGTCCAAATAATATAAAGCCTTCTACTTAAATGATAGAAAGGAAATCTAATTAAGTGTAAGGTAGTTAAAAATATGAATAGCTCTGATTGAGAAGACCAAATACCCACAATCATCCAAATCCAAAACATAATTCTTAATAAGTAATGAACTATATCTAATTTAGTTGAAGACTTAACATTTAGGTTTTTAAAATTAGTATCTAATTTTGATTTATTAAAAACATAATAAATCTCATTCAGAGCAAATAAAATTGATATTAAATAAAATAGAGTTATCATATAGTAGTCTCGTTGAAGATTATTTCTTCAAATTTTAACAAATTTTGAAAAGATGCTTCGTCAATTTTAACAGATTTTTCCTTTTCTATCATATTAAATAACTTATCCTCTACATAAACATCAATAGTTTCACCAACAATTCTATCATAGAAGTTAGGAACAATTGTAGTATCTCTATTTTTATAAACAGAGTCTACATATTCATTTCTTTCTTTTAAACTTATATGTAATGAACACCCGTCACTAAGAAACCCTTCTTTGGTATTAGATTCTTCCCAAAGTTGTAAAATTACTTTATTCATTTCTAAATTTTTAATAAGTATTTTATAATTGTCATTAAACAAAGTTTAGAAAAATACATAAAATAAAAAAAAACAAATCATTTATGAATATAAAATTAGAGTACATTTGGCTTGATGGTTCTAACCCTCAACAACTTAGAAGTAAGACTAAAATCACCGAATCAATTGATTCAATGAACGCATCAGACTACCCAGTATGGTCTTTTGATGGAAGTTCAACATTACAAGCTAAGTCAGGCAAGGGCAAAAATACTGACTGTTTATTAAAACCTGTATTTGTAACAAATGATCCATTTAGAGGTAAAGGCAACAAATTAGTTTTATGTGAAGTTCTTAATCCAGATAGCACACCACACGAAACAAACAACAGAAGAAAATTAGAAGAAAGAGTTCAAGAATTGAACATTACCGGAGGCGAGAAATCAGAACTTCCTTGGTTTGGTTGGGAACAAGAATACACTCTTACACACAAACCAATGATTCCATTTGGAATAGGTGAAGGTATTCCTTTAGGATTTACTTTAGATCCAAGTAAAGCGCCTAGACCTCAAGGTGATTATTACTGTGGTATCGGATCAGACAATGTAGTTGGCAGAGAAATTGTTGAAGAGCATATGGATATTTGTATGGAAATTGGTTTAGATATCTCTGGTATCAATGCTGAAGTTCTTCTAGGTCAATGGGAATATCAAATTGGACCAGTTACTGCTTTAGAAGGATCTGACCAATTGTGGATTTCTAGATACTTGTTACAAAGAGTTGCTGAAAAACATAATGTTAAAGTTTCTTTACACCCTAAACCATTAAAAGGTGATTGGAACGGAACAGGATGTCACGTTAACTTCTCTACTAAAGAAATGAGAGAAGAAGGTGGTTTAGAAATCATCAAAGACACTATGGAGAAATTAGAGAGAAACCAAAAAGAACATATTGCGGTTTATGGACTTCATAATAGTGAAAGACTTACAGGTGCTCACGAAACTTCAAGTATCAATGAGTTTAGTTATGGATTCTCTACAAGAGATACTTCTATTAGAATTCCAGCTCAAGCTATCATTGAAGGAAAAGGATATTTCGAAGATAGAAGACCAGCATCAAACTGTGACCCTTATTTAGTATCTGATAGAATGTTAGAAACTGTTTACTCTGAAGTTGAAACTGAAGCTTAACATAAATGATAAAAAAGAAAACCTCTCAATTGAGAGGTTTTTTTATTTTAAAGATGTTTTCAATTTTTTCCTTTCTTCTTTTCTGTCTAGAAGGAAATATAGTTATAGGTATAGTAGCAGCACTAAATGCTGGTGTCATAACTATATCAAATGTTTTTAGATTAAAGTGAGTGTAATCCTTGCCCATCGTTTGAACCTTCGATTGAGATTAACTTGATTAAGTGTTCATTATCACCTTTCTTCTTATAAAGTTCATTATAACCTTTGGCGATACCTCTTTTGAATACCTCTGTGAAATATGCGAACGCATTAACAGATTTATCCTCGTTAAAATTATACCAGTTTTGGAACATATCTAATAGTCCTGATTGGTAGCAGTCTAATTTATCATCATTAGACCAATATCTCATCTTCTTGATTGTTTTTTTCGCAAGTAATTCTAACATTTTCTCTGCGTTTCTTGTAAGTTTACCTCGTGCTTTTGATACGATAACTTCAATGTATAAGTCTTTGTTGTTTAGATACATTCATAATACTTATTTTTTTAAGACTCTAAGATTTAGAGACTTTGTTTCATGTTATATACATGCAACATGAAAAAGTTTATATAATAAAAAAAATCCTCAAATTTCTTTGAGGATTTTTATTAATATTAAGTATTAAAGTTTAATTCTTTCGTTGTATTGAAGTTCTTTAGTAGCTTGTAACTCAGTATCTAAGTTTTGTTTTCTTTTCTCTAAGTTTTTAAGAGCTGTAGTTAAAACTTCTGATTCACCAATCATTTGGATAGAACCTTTAACTTTAGAAATGTTAAAATTAACATCTTCAAGTTTCAAAGTGATTTCTCTTTCTTTGTCTTCTAATTTTCTCTTAACGATTAATTCTTTATCTAATTTATTTTCGAAGAAATAAGTTAAATCATAGTTTAATTCGTTTCTTACTTCATTTACTAATTCTAAAGCAGATTCGTATTTGAAGAATGAGTTACCATATCTTTCATCACATCTGTAAACAAAAGTATTGTTTTTGTAATTGAAAGCAAATAATTCTAAGTAAGGATTGATTAAGTTGTTAACTCTTTTAACAACATCTAATTCTACAAATTTATCTAAGTTTTTAGAAACTTCTAATAAAATAGGATAGAAATTTTTGTTAACGATTGGAACGATTGGAGAAGAGAATAAAGACTCTAATGTTGTTTCTTCGTTCATTTCGTCATCATTGATAAATAGACCAGATTTTTTACCAACTGCAAGACCAACTGTTAAGTATTCAGAAATTCTGAAGTTAACTCTGTCTTCTGTAACTTGAGCATATTTCATTGCCGTTTCTAACATTCTTAAAGACTTTAAAGATTCTTCATCTTTAACGTGATTTTCTAATAATGTTTTTTCAATTGTATTTTCAGATAATAAGAACCATGAATCTTTAACTAAAGCAACGTGACCATCTTCTACTTGTTCAACAATAGTGAATGTAGATTCTGCTTTACCACCACTTAAAAGGTTTGTTCTTTTTTCTGGTGATTTTGTTAAATTATGAACGAATAACTTAACTTCTGGAACCCAGTCATAAACTGCTAACTCATTAAGAATTTTAGACATTCTATCTTGGTCAGTTTCCAAATTAATTGTTTGAAGAACAACGTTTAATGGTTGTCTGTAAAGTTCACCTTGATTTTTAGAATTAAGAACATTATATAAATTTTTCAATTCATATAATAACTCATAATTTTTCATATCGTCATTAAGATTCTCTAATAGAGACTTAACGCTTTTATCATAAGTGTATGGTTTAAGTCTTTCGTTAAGAGAAACTATTATTTGCTTTTCAGATAACTCATTACAAGCATTCATATGTCCCTCAACTATCACAGAAACTTCCTCCTGGTCAAGAGTAAGGTCCTTTTTGAAGTTAAATAACTCAAGTTTAAGATTCTTCATATTTTAAAATATTTTTTTTTATATACTCTATATATTATAGATAAAAAGTCATTTTTTACCATTTTTTAAATTTATTTATATTAAGGATTTGAAGCATCTGCCGGACCCTGAGAACCGTTTGGATTTATTATATTTCCTGATGCTTTTTCTCTTGCTTTAAGAATGTTATTGAACCATCTGGTTCTCTTAGGAGATATTATCATATAATCAGAGTTTGCAAAACTACCATAAGCATCATTTGGTGAAGCTGTCTGTGTATTATAGAAACTACCTGTTTGTCCATAAGCAGGAGGCTGACCAGGCTGATTGAAAAATTCAGAATATCCACCAGAAAAAGCAAATCCATTAGAATCCGACATACCAGAACCATATGATTGAGGATAACCTTTACCATTGATTCTATCACTTCTAAATGCCGGATAGTAAGTTTCAACTGTAAAAGAAACTTTCATTTTAATATTATTATCAGATGTTAAATTCTTCTCTCTAGCCATTTCAATTTGATTTGAATCCGGCATTAAAATAACAGCATCTATATTCATAAAATTATACTCAAAATACATAAACTTATATAACCAAAGAGTATCCATAATAGCCTGAGAACACTTGAACGTATCAATCTCAGAACTTAATAATATTTCTAAATCATAGTTTACTGTAATTGGAACTGCTCTAACTTTAGCAATTACTTTTCTAATCTCTACTTCATTCTCAACAACCATTCTTAACCAAACATTAGGATTGGCAAATTCATCAGATTTAATATTGAAACCTGTCATAGTTAAATGACCTCTCGGTATCATATCAGTATTCAATTCAACAAATCTATTTTCAGAAACTATATCATCAGTAAATGAGTCTAAAAGAAATCTTTCATCTCCAGTTAAAGAGTAGTAAAAAGGCACTTGTACGAAGACATCACCAGATGAAAATCTGTTAATCCATTTAACTTGACCTTCTAGAGTGTCTAAGACACAAACAGTTAAGTCTCTAAAAAATACGTCTTCAAAATTAAATCTTTCACCAATCATAGTTGTATATATTAAATATAAACTTTCTCTCCATGAATTTATATACCTAATACTAATTGAATACTATGTCTGTTAAATCATTACTTTTATGGGAAAAATGGCGTCCAAAAACTATGGACGATGTTATTCTTTTACCTAGAATCAGGAAACATTTTGAGTTTGGCATAAACCAAAACTTTATATTTTACGGTCACTTTGGTACCGGAAAAACTAGCTTAGCTAGAATACTTATTGGCAAATACACAAAAGATAAACCTTATTTAGAACTTAACTCTTCTTTATACACATCTATTGATGTTCTAAGAAGTGAGATTGAAGACTTCTGTAAGTTCACTCCAATGATGGAGACTGACTCTGATATCAAATACATCTTCTTAGATGAGTTTGAAAGAGTATCGGCTCAGTTTCAAGATGCCTTTAAAGCATTTATTGAAAAGTATAATAAAAATGTTAGATTCATTATTACTACCAATCACTTAAATAAGATTTCTGATGGTATTAAGTCTAGAATTCCTCAAATTAACTTTGATTGTCAAAGTCTTGAAGAAGAGAAGTATCTTAAACAAGAAGTTTATAAAAGAATTAATAATGTAATTTTACCAAAAGAAGGTAAAGAAATTCCTAAAGAAGATTTAGCCTCTATTATTACTAAGAAGTTTCCAGACTTCAGGTCTATAATGGTTGAAGTTCAAAACTATTTAGAAACTGGTAGTTTAGGCGAGAATACATCCAATGTTTCTAACAAAGTAAAATTAGATTTATACTCTTGTATCTATGACAAATCATTAGACTATGAGAAGATATATCACTTCTTGATGATTAACTTTGGTGCTGAAAAGATTGATGTAATGATTAGACTTTTAGGAAAGCCTTTTATTGACTGGTCTATATCAGAAAGTAAAAATATAGATAAATTATTTAAGTGTAACTTTATTATATCTGATTATTCTTCTAAACTAGAAACCAATACAGATCCTATAGTTCTAGGTCTGACAATAATTGGTAAGTTCAGAGATATACTATTGTAACAAAAGAGACATAATATATTAATATATATGTTATGGCTTTTGACTTTACAGATTTTTATATTGAATACCCTGGTCATCCAAGATTTAATGACACACAAATCATTGAAGATGACATTATTAGAGTTATTCTACAGAAATGGGAAATGATGATATTCACTAATAGAGGTGAATTATTATGTGAGCCTAATTTTGGAGGAGATTTACCAAAATATCTACACGAAACAAGATTATCAGCAGAAACAATAGCGACCGAATTAAGAGGTCAAGTATCAGACTATATCCCAGAGTTAGATTCCATAACATATGACTTACAAGTTAACTTCTATGAAGATCCAGAAAGATATCAAGAGTATATGGAGATACTATTTCAAATAGCTGATTACAATGTATATGCTGTTATAACTTAAAGAGTTTGTTTGAACTGCTCAAAAGTCATTATAGATTCATTTTCAACAAACTTTGGAAGTGATTTCATCTTAACACCATCTGTCCAGTCTTTATTAAAAACCCATTTCATATTTTTGGGAGTTTTTTTCTTACCACCATATTTATGCCTCATTGCATAAATGTATTTCAATTGTTGTTGGCTTTTAGCTGGCATAAAATAATTAAAGTTTAATTATATATTAATTTTATATATAGATGTATGAGGTATTTAAAAACATTTGAATCTTATATTGACAGTGATTTAATTTCTCAAGTAGAGTTTTATAAAGTTCCTACTGGTGAAAAAACTGTTTTCAAACCATCATTTGGTGCCAAAAAAGGCGAAACTGATTTCTATCAATTAAGATTAGAAGGTAAACCTGTAGTAGAAATAGAAGTTAATCCCAATTCAAGTTATGGTAAGCCCGAAATAATGTCAGCTTTTTCTGATATCAGAGGTAAAGGATTAGGTGAATATCTTGCTAAAAAAGTTTTGGATATCTATCTTATTGATGAAGTCTTTGTAAGATGTACAAAAGATAGTAAGAAATTCTGGGAAAGATGTGGTGCTACAGTTGTTGATTCAAAAGATCCTTACTTACTACACTTTATTAAATAGGACAACTATTAGCAGTATAGATATACTTATAATCTCTTTTAATTTTAACACCCAAACTTTCAGCAGTTGTTACAATGTCTTCAAGACATTCAGAATCAGCACCACCAACAATAGTAACTTCTTTACCATTAAGTGATTTTAATAATTCATATAGTTTTATAGGACAGTGAAACCAAACGTGATTATTGTTTATGTAAGTGATAATAGTTCCTTCTTTAGTATTAAATATATCACCTTTCTTTAATAAACTATTATCTTCTTTATCAGAAATTTCGTTATAAACTTCTTTGTCTAATATCTTCTTGTAGAAATCAGCATCTACTTTATAATTATATCTTTTCTCGATAAGTTCTTTTTGATTAGGAAAGTGATAAAGGTCTTTATGAATAGGAATTACAGGTGTCTCATCATATAAATAATCTTTATCTACATTCTTACCGTCTATATGGTTATCCCATACTTGATAAACACTTTGAAAGTTATTACAATACTTCTTTAACTCATTCAAATACATCTCAGAGAAGTATTTCTTAAATGACTTCTGAACATCAACTATGATTAATGTTCCATTACTATGACTCTCAAATGTTTTAAGGAATTTCATAAAGTATATATTAAATAAAAAACCCATCAAAATATTTGATGGGTTTTAATTCTTTGAATATTTTATAGATTAAAGAGGTAATTCTTCTTCACCTTCTTCTTTTTCTTCTTCACCTTGTGCTGGTTCTTCCTCTTCTTCACCTTGTGCCGGTGCTTCTTGAGCTTGAGCAGGTGCCTGTGCTTGACCTTGTGCTGGTTCTTCAAATTCACCTTGTGCCGGTGCTTCTTGAGCTTGAGCAGGTGCTTCTTCAGTTTGAGCTGGTTGAGCCTGAGCTTGAGGATCTTCTTGTGTTTGTGCTTGAGGAGCTTCTTGAGGTTGAGCTTCTACTTGAACTTGAGGTTGAGCCTGAGCTTGTGTTTGAGTTTGTGATTGACCACCACCCATTAAAGCACCACCAGGGATTTTATCAACATCTAAGTTATCCATATTAATAAACTTTACAATTTCTTCAGCAATATCAACATCACCAAAGAAAGTGCGTAGGTTTTTACCTGTAGTGTCTTTTACTTTTTTCACATAAGCGTTGATTAAAGATTGAGGAATATCAATCATTGTCTTTACTTTGTAAATATCGTTTACTTGAAGAACCGATTCTTTAATGATTTCTTCTCTGTTCTTTTTAATACGATAGTTTTCATATGTTCTAATATGCTTCATTTGTATTTGAATATTTTTTATAGATTATATATTAAGTATTAAAACTCGTTTTTTATCATTTAATTAATCAATAATAATCCTAGTACTAATCCTATGATTGCAACGCCTCCACCAAGACCACCGACTATCATCTTAGTTTTCATTTTTCTTAATTGTAAACTTTTTTCGTCAATAACTTGTTGTCTATTAGCAACTTCACTTTCAAGAATAAGAATCTTTTTAAGATAAGAAGCAACTTCACCTTGTAATGATTTAATTTGTTGGTCTTTATTATTAATAGATTCTTTCAATTTAGCAATTTCCATTTTCTGTGAAGCAATTACTTGTTCTTTATCATTGATAACTTTAACACAAATTGAATCATATTGACCAATCTGAGTACTTTGTTTCTCTAAAAGAGCCAATAAATCAGTACTGTTATCAAGTGCCTGTGCTTGTTCAATAGTCATAACCAAAACTTGTTGACCATTCGAATCTGTTTCAAATTTTGGATAATCTATTTTGGCTTGAGAATATTGAGAATAAGCACTCAAACTCAATACTAAACCAACTATAAGTGATAAAAACTTTTTCATATTAATTTTTAGTTTTATTTTTTAGGGATTCCAAAAGAGCGTCACCTGTTCTATTAGGAGGATTATTCTTAATCTCTTCAATCTTACGTTGAGTTTCTGCTAAATCGCCTCTTAACTTATCTAAATTGGCTTTAGATTTACTAGCTTCAATTTCAGCTTTCTTAGTTTGAGCTTCTTGTTTAGCTAATTCAGCTTGTAATTTAATATCTAATTGTCTAAGACTATCAGACTTTGCTCTCCAAGATGTTATTTCTAAATCAACTGCTTTCTTTTGGTTTTCCAAATTTTTGAATTCTTGTTCTAATTGTTTAACTCTTTCTTTTGATGCGTTATCACCAGAAAAAAACCACTTAAAACCAAATAAAAGTGTTAATCCAAGTAATACTAATATCAAAATTGACTTAATGTCTAATTTCATAAAAACTTCTTATTTTTGGAATTATATATTATTTTACTAAACCGACCTTTTATTTTTGAGAAATTTTATATATATTTGTAAATAATTTAAAAGCAAGAAACTAAAATATGAGCTACAAAAGATTAATATCATTTGACTTCGACGACACATTATGTTATACACCAAAACCGGAAGAAGGCAAAGTAATCTGGAAAGAAAAAACAGGAACTGATTGGCCAT